TGATGGTCCTGGTCCTGGTGCTGGTGTGAGGTGCCCAGCATGCAACGCCGAAACCTCGGTGACAGACAAGCGCGGCCCGCGCCGGCGCCGGGAGTGCCGCAACGGCCACCGCTTCACGACCAACGAGGCCATCACCAGTGGTGTACGCCTGAAGGCCGACGGACCAGCACCTGTCCCGCCTGGTGGCCTTTTGGCACAGGTGTGGCACTCACCCGTTCCCAGCAACAACGAGAAGCCCTGAAGGGCCTGGAAGACGCCCTGTTTTGACCCACGAAAGGAATCACATGGACCTGATTGATCAACTGGCCACTGAATGGGCCATCGCCAAAGAGAAGGAAGACGCCGCCAAGGCCGAGCGCATCGACATCGAGGAGAAGCTCCTCAAGTTGCACCCGGCCAAGGAAGAAGGCAGCGAGTCCTTCAGCACGCCTCGCGGCGCCAAGATCACCCTCACCGGCCGCGTCACCTACAAGGTGGACATCGACAAGCTCACCAGCCTGACCGCAGCATGGCCCGACGACGTGCGCCCGGTCAAGACCAAGATCGAGGCCGATGAGACGCGCCTGAAGGCCATCCGCAACGAGAGCCCCAAGCTCTGGGCGCAGATCGCCGCCGCGGTCGAGACGAAGCCGGCCAAGACCGGCGTCAGCATCAAGTGGAAGGAGTGAGCCATGGCCTTCAACCTCGCTTCCATCTCCAAGACTCGGCGCCTGCGCGCCCCCAAGGTCGTCATCGCCGGCCCCGGCAAGATCGGCAAGACCACCTTCGCAGCCAGCGCCCCCAACGCGGTGGGCATCCTGACTGAGGACGGCGCCGACGCGGTGGACGCCTCAGCCTTCCCGCTGGCCTCGAGCCTGCAGGAGGTCTACCAGGCCATCGGCACGCTGCTGAAGGAAGAGCACGACTTCAACACCGTGTTCATGGACTCGCTCGACTGGCTCGAGCCCCTGGTGCACGCGCACGTCTGCGAGCAGAACAAGTGGGCCAGCATCGAGGCGCCGGGCTATGGCAAGGGCTACCTGGCCGCGGCTGATGAGTGGCGCGTGCTGCTCAACGGCCTGGAGGAGCTGCGCCAGCGCCGCAACATGGCCGTGATCTTGATCGCGCACGACAAGATCAAGCGCTTCGAGTCACCGCTGCACGACGGGTACGACCAGTACGTGCTGAAGCTGCACGACCGCGCCGCTGCCCTGGTGCAGGAGTGGGCCGACGTCATCGGCTGGGCCAACTACCGCGTGGTCACGACGCAGACCGACGCCGGCTACGGCAACAAGGAAACCAAGGCCCGCACGACGGGCGACCGCATTCTCCATGTTGAACCTCACCCCGCCCATATGGGCGGCAACCGGTTTGGCCTGAAGAACATGCCCCTGTCCTGGGAGGCATTCGCAGCTGCACTCGCAGCATCACAAACCTGAACCGAGAGAACCATGCCCCTGTACGTCATCACCGACACCGCCAACGCGAAGACCCGCCTGGTGGATGCCCAGAACCCTGCCCGCGCTCTGCGCCACGTCACCAGCACGCAATTCGGCATCAAGGCCGCCAGCGCTGGCTTGGTGGCCAAGCTGATGGGCGCCGGCATCCAGCTGGAAACCGCCACGACTGAATCTCAACCCGAACCCCAACCCGAAGGCTACTGAACCATGGCATCCCTGAACTTCAAAGCAAGCGCGATCCAGATCGAGGAGCGCACCACGTCCTACGGCCCGCTGCCCGCGGGTGAGTACGAGATGATGGTGGTCAAGTCCACCACCAAGCCCACCAAGAGCGGCAACGGCTCCTACCTTGAGCTCGAGATGCACATCATCTCGGGTGAGCACACTGGGCGCCGGCACTGGGAGCGTCTGAACCTGGACAACCCGTCACTGCAGACCGTGAAGATCGCGGAGGAGCAGCTGGCCCGCCTGTGCATGGCCCTGGGCCTGGATGAGGTGGACGACAGCGAGCAGATGCACGACAAGGCCTTCGTGGCCGAGTTGGGCATCGACAAGAAGGATGACACCCGCAACGTCATCTGGAACTACCGCGCCATCACCGGCGCGCCCGTCAGCCCCGCCAAGTTGAAGAGCACGCCGCCTCCGCCCGCTGCCGCGCCAGCCAAGTCTGCACGGCCCTGGGGTTGACCATGGCGGCGCTGCCTGAGTCTCCCCACACCACCGCGACGGCCATCGTCAAGTGGTACGAGAGCAAGCCCCAGGAGCACCGGCCGCACATGGGGGCTAGCCTGATTGGCCACCCGTGCGACCGCAACATCTGGATGACCTGGCGCTGGGTGCTCAAGCCCGAGTTCAAGGGCCGCATCCTGCGCCTGTTCAGCACCGGCCAGCGCGAGGAGTCGCGCCTGCTCGAGGAGCTGCGCGGCATCGGTGCCCAGGTCTGGGACGTTGACCCCGAAACCGGCAACCAGTGGCGCGTGAGCGCGCACGGCGGGCACTTTGGCGGCAGCCTGGACGGCATCGCCAAGGGCCTGCCCGAGGGACCGAAGACGCCTGCGGTGCTGGAGTTCAAGACGCACTCACACAAGTCGTTCATGGACGTCGTGGCCAAGCGCGTGCGCGAGGCCAAGCCCCAGCACTACGACCAGATGACCGTGTACATGGGCCTGATGGAGCTGACGCGGGCGCTGTACATGGCGGTGGACAAGGACACCGACGACGTCTACGTCGAGTGGGTGGAGTTCGACCAGGCCAGGTTCGACCAGCTGCTGGCCCGCGCCGAGAAGCTCATCGGAATGACGGCGCCGCCCGACAGGCTCAGCGAGGATCCGACGCACTGGCAGTGCAAGTTCTGCGGGTTCTACAAGCACTGCCACCAGGGCGTGGCCGCGGAGTCCAACTGCAGGACGTGTTGTCATGCCTCACCCGTTGAGAATGCAGCATGGCGCTGTGACAGTCACAACGAACACCTGACTGTGCAAGAGCAGCGCGAGGGCTGCGAGGACCACCTGATGATCCCAGGCTTGGTGCCCTACGCGGAGCCCGTGGACGGCGGCAGCACCTGGGTGGCGTACCGGCACCGCGAGTCAGGCAAGACGTTCGTCAACGGCCCGGCCGATATGCCGCACGACACCACCTACGGCCCGGTGTTCAGCAGCACCGAGCTGCATCGGTGCCCGGGTGCGGTGCTGCCCGACGCGGTGGAGACGAAGGAAGTGTTTCCAGGCGCTACGGTCGTCTCGGGCAGCGTGACCCCGCGCACCGCGTTCGATGACATGGAGTCGGACGACCTGGACGCGATCCCGACCAAGCCTGACCACCCGGTCAAGCGCGAGAGCCGCAAGCGCATCGCGGCCAGCATCAAGCAGCTCGAGGCCCTCCAATGATGCGCGGCGTGGCGTCGATCGCGGCCCTGGCGCTGGTCTGGGCCGGGTGCCTGGTGGTGCTGGGCGCGGCCGGCCGCGTGATGTGGTGGCTGCTGGGCCTGGGCTGGGCGGTGCTGTGAGCTGGCTCCTGCCCTACCTGCAGGCCCGCAGCGACGAGGTGGGCGAGTGCTGGGAGTGGCGAGGGGCCGTGCAGCAGCTCAGCCGGGCCCCGGTCATGCGTCACGACGGCCGGCCCCAGGCCGTGCGCCGGGTGATCGCGCAGACGCTGGAGTTGAAGGTCGAGGGGCGCTTTGCCACGTCTCGCTGCTGCAACCCGCTGTGCGTGAACCCCGAGCACGTCATCACCGTCACGCGCCAGCAGCTGCAGCAGCGCACCGCCAAGGTGACGCAGATGCACACCAACCCGGCCCGGTGCAGGAAGCTGGCCCAGAGCGCCAGGCGCAAGGGAAAGCTGAGCGAGGCCCAGGTGGCTGAGATCCGCGCCCTCGAGGGGATGAAGCAGCGCGACATCGCAGCCCTGTACGGCATCACCCAGTCCACGGTGTCGGCCATCCGGCGCGGCGTCAAGTGGAAGGACTACGGCAACCCCTACTGGCAACTGATGAAATGAACACGTCCCAAGACTTTGCGAGGTGCGCGTCATCGCACCGTGAAGAGTGCCGCACCTGTGCGCGCAACGAGAAGGTGAACCCACCCGCGCCTGACGCTACGCGCCAGGTGTGGCTTGGTGTGTGGGTGATGGAGGAGTCGTGCCCGTCGCGGGTGGCGGTGGAGGTCAAGCAATGACCGACCTGAGAACCGCCGCCCAGCAGGCGCTGGAGGTAATGCAAACGAACGCATACGCTGTGGTGAACGAAGCGCCGCACCGAGATGTGATGGCGTATTACGAGGCCATTGCTTCCCTTGTGGACGCGCTGGCAGAGCCGCCCTGCGCCACGCAGGACTGCATGCCCAGTGAGTGCCGCAACTGCACCAGCCTGGAGGCGCAGAACACCGAGCTCGACCGCAAGCTGGCCGAGCTGTCAGAGCGCCACCTCACCGACGAGGTGATCGCGGACCTCTGGCACGCCAACGGCGGCTTCCATCATCACTTCGCACGCGCCATTGAGCGCTGGCTCAAGGGGCAAGCATGACCACACAACCCGAAGCCCTGCGGCTGGCCGACCAATTGGGAGTGCGGTACAGCGGATTCCCGACCTGCGATGAAGCCGCCGCCGAACTGCGCCGCCTGCATGCCTTGTGCGGCGAGTGGGAGAAAAAAGCCGCAACGTGGCTGGCATCACCTCAAGCCGCGCAAAGGCTGGACGGATACCGCGAGCTGGCCCAACGGCTGAACGCTGCTGAGGCGGTGAATCAGGAACTGCTAGAGGCGTTGAAGGCGGCATACCGTCATGCGGTAAACCATGACGAATCATTGCCGTTTGACTGGGCAATTCATTGCGAAATGCTGCACTCCGCAATCGCCAAAGCGGAGGGACAAGCATGAGCTTCATCATCGGCATCGACCCAGGCGCCGCTGGCGCGGTGGCCATCCTCGAGCCGGACGGCAGCCTGGTGCAGGTCTTCGACATGCCGGCCGTGGAGGTGACGGTGGGCGGCAAGGCCAAGCGCCGCATCAGCCCCGAGATGCTGGCCGCGGAGCTGCGCCTGTACAACGTCCACGCCACGTGCGCCTACATCGAGCAGGTGGGCGCCATGCCCGGCCAGGGCGTCAGCAGCATGTTCGCATTCGGGGAGGCTTTCGGCCTGGCCAAGGGCGTGCTGGCCGGGCTGGGCATCCCGGTGCAGTCGGTGCCCCCGGCGCGCTGGAAGCGGGCCCTGGGCCTGAACAGCGGCAAGGACGCCGCCCGCGCCAAAGCCGCCGCCACCTGGCCCCAGCAGGCCGGGGAGTTCAAGCGCGTCAAGGACGACGGCAAGGCCGAGGCGGCACTGATCGCGCTGTGGGGGCTGAAGGGGCCCTAGGGTTTGTCTGTACGCACTTGTGCCGCATAAATCTGTTGACGGCACCTCCTGACGTTGCGAGAATCTCATCACGGAGACGATAGAGCTCCGATCCGCAACACCCAAAGGAACCCAC